TGGCTTCGCACGCCTAATTCGTCGGTCGCCTACTACGTCCGCTACGTCCATTCCGACGGTACGCTGAACTTCCTCAGCGCGTACTACGGGGGCAGCGGCGTTCGCCCGCTTTGCAATCTGCAATCTTCAATCTTGGTATCTGACAGCCCGAACGCAAGTGGAAACTATGAAATCATCTACAACGCCGCGCCTTCCGCGCCGCCCAGCATTACCGCGCCGGATACGGCGTACAGCGGGCAGAATATCAATATTTCTTGCGCGGAAGCCACCGATCCGGACGGCGACGCGCTGACCTACGTTTTCGAGAGAAGCGCGAACAGCGGCGCGTGGACACAGGTTCAGAGTTCCGCCGCCCGCACGTTTTCGGAAATGGTATCGACTTCGTGGAACACGCTTCAATACCGCGTGAAGGCGGTTGACACGGCGGGCAATTCTTCCGCGTACACGACCAGCGGCGCGATCGCGGTAATTCACAATCAGCCGCCCGTTATCAGCGGGCAGAATGCCGATCTTGGCGTGAAGCGCGAGGATTTCACCTACGAATACAGCGTTACCGATCCGGATAACGACGTTGTAAACGTCGTAGAGAAAATCGACGGAAGCACGATCAACACGCGCAACAACGTAACGCTGGGCGAAACGCTTACCCTTTCCGTAGGCGGCGACACTTTTACCGCGCTGACGAACGCCCAGCACACGATCGAGATTGTCGCGACCGACAGCGCCGGAAATAGTGCAACGCGGACGCTTACGTTTACAAAGGCGATCAACAGCTTTGTGATTACCCTTTCGGAGCCGCTGGAGGCACAGAGCCAGCCGACGCGGTGCAATATCAATGTGAACAGAGATATTCCGGCTGGCGGCACGTTCAAGGTTGAAGCGTGCAATAATCCTTACGACGTTCAGCCCGTTTGGGAGGATTGCACGAACGCGGTAATTTCGGGGCTGGCACACGTATTTGAAAACACCGTAAACACGGCAACGCAGTTCGGATTAAATATCCGCGTTACCGTTGAGCGCGGCGACGCGCTGACGGCGTGCTGGGTATCGGGGATCGGAGGTAATTTTGAATGAGCGTAAAACATAACAAAAACGGCGGCGGGAATACTGCCGCGCTGGAAAAGGAAGTACAGGAAGTAAAGGCGGCGGGCGAAAGTACCGCCGCCCTTCTTTCCCTTTCCTTCAAGGCGCAGATCGTGCAGGATCGCGCGGCGGGAACGAACGTCATTTCCGACGCTATGATCCTGCAATCGGCGGAAGTGATCGACTATCCGGAATACGAGGACGCGCACGCCTACAACACCGTGGGCGAAATTATCAAGTACAACGGGCGGTATTACGAAATTATCGCGCCGCATACGTCGAATTCCGTTTCCTATCTCGTAGAAACGACCTTCGCATATTACCGCCTTGTGGAGCTTGAACACACGGGGACGATTGACGATCCGATCCCGTATCCGGAAACGGCGGGAATTGTCGTAAACGTCGAAAACGGGAAGTATTACAGTTACAAGGGGAAAATCTACCTTGCAAAAGCCGATATGCCGAATTGCGTATATCCGCCCGATACGCCTTCTTTGTGGCAATGGGAAGAAGTGAACGGGGAGGGCTGAAAATGACAGAAGGGATTTTGTCCGCCGTTTCCGTTATCAGTTCCGTTTGTGCAATCGTGTTCGGGTATATCGCTTTCGTTCGCAACAGGGACAGCGACAAAACGAAGGAAGCAAAAAGCGACGCGACGATCTTAACGGAGCTTGGATACATCAAAGGCGGTATCGACGACGTGAAAGCGGAACAGCGCGAACAGCGAAAGACGAATACGGATTTCGTCGGAAGGCTTGTTTCGGTTGAAGCGTCGGCGAAACAGGCACACAAACGAATTGACCATATCGAACAGCAAATCAGCAAGTAAAACAGAACGGGAGCGGTTCACGAATGAGCCGTTCCCGTTCTTAATTTTAGGAGGTATCAAAATGAAAAACAAACAGGAAAAGCCCGTGTTGAATATGCGCTATTACAACAAAGAGATTGACGACGATCTGCCCTACGTCGGCGGGCTTAACTACGACGAAGAAACAGGGCTGATCTACGACGAAGAAGGCGACGTTGTAGACCTTGACACCGTGGCGGGATTTTGCGCGGGCGACGGGAAAGGAGATGATGAAGATGAGTAACAGCGCGCTGGTAGATTACACGAAAATTTCACCGAACAGGACAAGCCCGCGAAAGAACAAAATCGACACAATTACAATTCATTGCGTCGTCGGGCAATGTTCCGTTGAAACGCTGGGCGCTATCTTCGCGCCATCTTCGCGTCAAGCGTCCAGTAATTACGGGATCGGATACGACGGGCGCTTCGGTATGTATTGCGAAGAAAAGGACCGTTCGTGGTGCAGTTCGAGTGCCGCAAACGATAACCGCGCAATTACGATCGAGGTTGCAAGCGACGCCACCGAACCTTACGCGGTAAACGATAAAGCATACGCCGCCCTTCTTGACCTTGTAACGGATATTTGCCGCCGCAACGGGATCAAGAAACTTGTTTGGAGTACAAACAAGAATACCCGCGTAAATCATTTGAACGGGTGCAATATGACAGTTCACAGAGATTACGCGAACAAATCTTGCCCAGGCACTTACCTGTATGAAAGGCAAGCGGAAATCGCGGCGGAGGTAAACAAAAGGCTGGGGACTTCCCCGGCGGAGCCGGAAACGCCTTCTTCCGGAGCGGGTACGCTTTACAAAGTGCAGACAGGCGCTTTCAAGCAGAAATCGAACGCACAGGCGCTGGAAAAGAAATTGAAGGCGGCTGGTTTCGATACCTACGTCGTGAATACGGGTGGCTATTACAAAGTACAGGTGGGTGCGTTCAGCAAGAAGGCAAACGCCGACGCTATGCTTGCAAAGCTGAAAGCGGCGGGATATTCTGACGCTTTTATTACGACCGGAAGCGGCGGCACGGCGGCGGCTTCCGTGAAGGTGGGAAGCAAAGTACGCTTGAAGCAGGGTGCGAAAACCTACGACGGGAAAAGCCTTGCTTCCTTCGTGTATAACCGCGATCACGTCGTAAAGGAAATCAGCGGAGATCGCGCCGTGATTACATACGGCGGCGTGGTTGTCGCGGCGGTGAAGCTGTCCGATCTGACGCTTGTTTAACACACGGATCGCACGCGCGCGTTATCGGATCGCACGCCGTGCGATTTCGTGCAATCTATGGAAGGGGGAAATATGGGGAAGCGTTCAAGGCGCGGAAAGCGTCAAAAGAAGTTTCTTGCGGACGAACGTTTCGCAACAAAAGTTATTGTCGCGATCGGAATTACAACGGCGATCTTCATTGCGGCGCAGTATATTTCTTTCCTCATTACGGGGATTGAACAAACAACGCTGATTACGTACTACTTTTCCGCCGTTGTGATCGAGTGCGGCGCGCTTATGCTGAAACGTGTATCGGAAATCATTGTCGCAAGAGTGAAGAAAAAAGAAGAAATCGAACCGGAAACGGAAACAGACGAAAGCGAGGTTTTATAAATGATTGATCTTACACCCATTATGGAAGCAATTATCGCGCTTGTCGCGGCAGTTATTACCGCGTTCGTGATCCCGTGGCTGAAAGGGAAAATCGACGCGGACAAGCTGGAGAAGATCGAATTGTGGGTAACGGTTGCCGTAGAAGCCGCCGAACAGCTTTACGTGGGAAGCGGGCGCGGCGCAGAAAAGAAAGCCTATGTCGTGCAGTTCTTGCAGGAAAAGGGCTTTACCATTGATCCCGACAGTTTGGATAAACTGATCGAAGCCGCCGTTTTCAATCTTCCGGAGTATATCGGGCTGATCGAAGCGGAAGGCGAAGAAAACGACTAACACCGACAACGCCGCACGCGTTTCCTCCTTCCGCGAAGCGGCTTTCGGCGGCGGGCTATCCCGTCGATAAAAAATTCCCCGCGAGGGCTACACGCCTTCGCGGGGCTTTTTTTGTTGGCATTATTGTTCCGGATCGGCGGGCGTTTCCGTTTCCGCCGTAGCGATTTTCCCTTTGATGAAACGATACAGTTTCTTACACCCTATCGCGATCCCCTTAAACAGGTAATAATAAATCTTGTAGATCGCCAAAAGCATAAAGTACAGACACCAGCCCGCGCCGATAATCATATACCACATAAGATAGAACATTCCGGCGACAAGCATAGCGCCACACCACAACGGGGCGTTGCGCTTATTTACGCGGATACCGAAGCCCAGCCGAAAACCAGCCATTCGTTTTAGTGTCTTTGTAAAGGTTACGAACATAGAGCAAATCCCCCTTTGAATTGTAAATTTTCAAGGCAGAATTTANNNAATAATCAGAATGAAGAGGGATCGCACACGATATGAAGATATACGACTATAACGGGAAAAAGAATATTTGCGGCGAACGATTGCGTCAAGCGCGGGTGATCCAGCGTTTACGGCAAGAGGATTTAGCCGCAAAGGCACAGACGCAGGGCGTTAATATGGAGCGGGACAGCATAAGCCGAATAGAGATCGGAACGCGGTTTGTATCTGACTTTGAATTGAAGGTATTTGCAAAGGTGCTGGGAGTTTCGGTTGATTGGCTTTTAGGGGACGAATAAAGGCGGCGGGCTATCCCGTCGCCTTGTTTTTATGATTTTTTCTTGTTTATTTCGGAAAATTCATTGACATACTGCAATAAGTATGTTACAATAGAAGCATAGAAAGGAGGTGAAGAAATGGCGCAGGATATAGGAAAAGCCTTGCAGGAGCTTTCAAAAGCGATTGAGAATAACGAAGCGGTGGAAAGCGTTGTTATCAAAATCACTTTGAAGAAGCAAAAATCCGGCAAGGCTTCAAATCCCAAAGAAAGCAAATAGCTTTCATAGGCAGGGAACGGGCGGGAAACCGCCCTTCCCGTAAGCCCTATTATAATATATATTGCCCGCCGTTGTCAACGGAGCGGGCGGAAAGGGGCGGAATATGATTATTATTCGCAAAGACACAAGGGAATATTCGATTGAAGAGCGCCGCGAATGCTGGGTGCTGTCCTGCAAGATCGGCGGGCTATCCGTGGAATACAAAGTTCCGAAGGATATTTGCGCCGATGAAGAGGAATTGCGCGCCTACGTTCAAGCGGAAGAATTGTTTTAGAGGTGAAAAGGATGGCGGAGAAAAGGAAAACGAAAACTTCGTCGGCGGTGAAGAACCGATATAACAGCCGCGTATACGGTTCGATTATCGTTCGCGTTCCGAAGGAGATGGCGGAAGCATTCAAAGAAAAATGCGCCGCAACAGGAACGGCGCAGGCGCAAGTTATCAAGAAAGCGATTGAAGAATTCTTGGCGGAATAAAGCGGAGCTTCGGAGGGCGGCAGGGTATGCCGCCCTTTTTCTTTCGGAGGAAGGAGGAAAGAGAATGCACAAGCATTTAACGTGGACGGATCGCCTTAAAATCGAAAAGGCGTTAAAAGAGGGCTTGAAGCCATGCAAAATTGCCGACCGTTTGCACGTCCATAATACGACGATTTACAGGGAGTTAAAGCGCGGAACCTATACGCATTTGAATTCCGACTTAACGACGGAAGAACGCTATTCGCCGGAGATCGCCGAAGCCCGATACCGTGAAAACCTTGCGGCAAAAGGCGGAGAATTGAAGATCGGAAGCGATTACGAATTAGCCGCATTCATCGAAAAGAAGATCGGCGAAG